GTTACCTAAAGCTGTAATTCTATCACTTATAGCTTTATAGTCCTCTCTGATTTCTCTTATTGCATCTATTACTGCCTTATCAGAATCTACATTTTCTCTTAAGTTTACTTCACGCTCTTTAATATCAAGCTCTCTAGTCTTATCAGCAGCCTCTTGTGTCATCTTAGCAATGACACCAAGCTGATGCTCAATTGTATCAGCAGCTTGTTTCATCGCTTCAGTCATTTGTGGGTTTGGAGCTTCACCTAGAACATTAGGCGGTATAATTCTTCTCCAACGCTGAGCTAATATTTGAGCTTCAGGGAAGTCCGCAACCTTCCATAGAACGTCACCTGCAACATTCATAAAATCTTTATTAGAAGCTGCTATTTGAGTTAATGCGTTGAACGCCTCTTGACGGCGCGTAGCGAACGAAGGCCCTGTATCAGATTGAACAGCATATATACCGACATTAGGATTAAATATAACGTCTATAATCTGCTCATTGCTTACAGTAGGCTCTCCTTCAGGTAAAATCTTTTTAAAGGCTTCAGCCGCATTAGGATCAATAGTCAAATTAATTATAGAACCATCTTTTGCCTCTATGCGCATGATACGTTTTTTATCATAGATTTTTGGAATTAAATCTATGAGTATCTTACCTGTATATCGTATACCGATAGCTTGACCGTCAATGAAATGATAAGTAGCTCTATCGCCTTGACGTTGACGGGCATTGATAGCAACACCTGATTTAGCGTTTTCATTCTCTCCCATTTGAGATTGATATTGGCCGCTAACCATCATCATTTCATTTTGTGCAATCTGCATTTGTTGCACATATGCAGGAGAAGAAACAGGAGCCTCCATTCTCTTAGGAGGGCTTAACTTATTTCCATCTTCATCATATTCATTGAATGGTAGCCAAGCATGATTTACTGTATTAGCTGTTCTATAATATTCTTCATGGCCTTCAACAGCATCAGCAGAAACAACTATTGGTGTCTTAGTCTGCAATGCGCCAAATTCAACATTAGCTGAAGAATTAACATTATAAATTCTTTGAGGATCAAGTAACGCGCGAGTATGCCCGATACGATCCATAACACCATCGATAATAGTCTCGCGCCCAACAATACGGACAATAGGAATATATTTACCAAGCCAAGGCTTACGATCAATGATCGTATTACCAGCAATCTTAAACCATTCTATTTCGCCGCGAACAACTGGACGCTCACGATATGTACGCTCATTTAAAGGTAAATTACCTTCTTTCCATTTAATTTCATTAAATATGTTTTGCCCATCTTGTCCAATTTCGCTCCAAAATCCCTCAATTTCTTCACCTGTTTCAGGAAGAATAAAGTAAACAAATTTGTCATCTTTGTTAGTTTTACGGAAATATTCGCAAACTCTAACATGAGTGTTTGTGTACCAGCCTTGACCATCAGAGCCTTGACCAAATAAAGCCGTATTACCACCTACCATATCTTTAAATTTTGGGTATTTGGCATTAAATAAATCTTTAGCTTCATCTGTAAAAACAAAACCAAAATTCGCGTCAGAGCCGTCTACTTCATTTATATCAGGGTCTAAATAGACCGCGCGAGGGTCTTTAACACGTTTAATATATATTTCTTGGTCAAAACTTCTATCATCAATATAATCAGTAACAACTCTCCAATAGCCTATACCAGCATCAACTTGAAATTCTGAGGCACTATCGTAAATAGTTTCTGCATTTGAAATATACTCAATATGTCTGACTATTTCTTGAAATATCTGAGCAGCTTCAAAAGAAGCAGTATCGCCTACAGGTCTAATATTTACACCCGGCTTATTCTGCTTACCATCATTAACAATTTGAAGATTGTGCTGCTTAGTTTTATTGATAGTTAAACAAGGTCTATCATTAGCAATTCTATCGCCAACTACCCAACTATCCCACTGATACATATTGATGCTATCGGCATTAGCAAATTTATAATCATATTCAAAATTTGTTCTAGCTTGTGCTTCCCACTCTACACAAGCATGAAAACGCTTTTGAGCTTCTAAAACAATAGCGTCATCTTTACTAATTGAATTTCTATCAGACATTTTGAATTACCGCATCCAACCGTTATTTGTGGGTAAATTTAAAATTTTTCTCTCAACAGTACGCTTAGGTTTTTTACTATCTGTTTCAGATTTTAAAGACAAGGCAAATGTTTGAAAACCATCAGCGCCATGTGACCATGGAGTGTCATGCGCTGGCTCTCTGCTGAATACCCCTGTATCTTCATCAACTTTATAAGCGTAACGGCTTAAACATTGCCAGCCTTCAGACGTATTAATTTCATCGAAATTGCAGAGAGGGAAAACACTTCTCGCCGCATTGATACCCACACTCTTTTTACTCGGACGCTCAACAATTTTAACTGAATAACCTACCGCCTTGAGCTGCTTCTCAGGAGTAATGTTAGAAAGTGTTTCAGCAGAACCGTCATGAGGTAAATAATGAGTACCATAATTATAATTTAAAGATTGAAGATGCTGAATATAATGCGGCATCTTTTTAAGTCTATTCTCATAGTAGTTGATAATATTAAACTCAACTCCTACACGTTGAATAAACCAAATAGCAGTCTTATCAGAATGTCCTAAATCCCAAAAAGTATATACAGGTTTATTAGGATCATAAGGTACTCTACCGCGCCTACCTGATTTTAAAACTTCTTTGATTTCATCAGCATAAATAGCACCATCTAATACTATCTTGGTATTGCCTTCCCAAACCTCCAAATACTTATTTTCATTAGCTGATCTAAGAACATTCATTTCCATTCTTAAATCAGGAGGAAACCATTTATTATCCCAATAGTTTACTTTTACAACTATCGCATATCTAACTCTTGTATATAAAGGATTATCACTTTCAGTAATTAAACTGCCATCTTTGTTAGAAATAGGTTCCCCTTTATCATCTACATACACATAATCAGGCATATAATGTTCTTTTTTAAGAACAGTTCTTACATATACTTCATCCGTATCTAAATCAGGATTATAAAAAAGCCAAAGCTCAGGCCCATTTCCAAAAGGCCCCCCGCGATCTTCTTCAAAATCCGATCTTCCACGAATAGTCGGTGAAAGTTTATCTAAGACTGTTCTAGATAATTTGTCAGCTTCATCTATCCATACAATATCAATTCTACCCAAAGATTTTACTTTATTAATATTGTAACGCAATCCCATAAAAAAGAAGCGACTGCCAGTTTTCTTATGAATTATTTCAGTTTTTAATATTTCAAATTCGTCAGCCCATCCCAAATCTTCAATGTTAGCTTCTAATGTAAATTTACTACTATCATTGATACTATTTTGTATTTCTCTACCGCATAAAATTCTAAGACGTTTGGTCCTAGCAAGCATTATTAGAGCACGCGCTCCATTTTCAGTTTTAGCTCCTCCTCTACCTCCATAAGCTACTTTCCATCTAGCACTTTCAAATAAAAGAAAGCCTAGTTTTTCAGGAAATTCTATTACTTGTTCTTCACTCATAATGACAATTCTAATGGCCTAATTAATTTTCCTTTTAATTTTTCAGAACGCTTTCTTTTACTTTCTTCAGAATGTTTTCTACCTGTTTGAGAAAATCGCATTTTTTCTTTAGTTTCATCCGAATGCTTAAAACCCTTCATTCTTTCACTATGAGCTTTTCCTACTGAAAGATTACGCTTTTTTCCAGTAATAGCTTTAGTTATCTTATCTTGCCATTCCTTTGATTTAACTTTGCCTTTATGCGCCATAGACATTTTAATTTTAGTTTCTTTAGAATGTAAAATTCCAGTTCTATTATCAGCAATTTTTAAAATATTATATCCGATGTCTCTATCATAACATTGCGTCCAGTCTAACCAAAATTGTTCACGATTTAACAGTATAGATTTATCTGTAACTTCTTCTAAAATTTCAAAAATGAAATTACATTCACCTGAAAAATTCCAAGCGTTTTGTAAATGAGAATTTGTATGATAGTTATTATTTAAAAGTCTTTTGTGACGCGAAAAGCGTCGATTAAAATCAAAAGCACTTCCAATATAAAACTTACCATCAATCCTATTTAAAATTCTATAGATGCCTGATTTTTTCATCATTGCCAAAGAATAGTTATATCGGCAGGAGTACCGCCAGCAGTAGTTACGCAAATACCTGTAGTAGCTATAGCCCCTACATTTAAAGATATTTGAGCTAAAGTGCTAAACGTACCTATGATAGTTCCAGTACATGTAGTATTGTCATAAACAGTAGCAGAAGAAGTAGCTCCTGCTGTATTTACAACAATGCCTCTAAATACACCTTTAGAGATTTTAATTACAGTATTAGTATTAGTAGTAATTCTAGTATAAGAACTTTGCTGAGAGATAGGTAAAGGATTTACAGAACTTACTGGAATGCATCCGCTACTAGAACTAGCGTTAGCACCTGAATAATAGCAAGGATTACGCTGAGATTGAGCTTCAGCAAAATGTGGGTAGAAAACTAAAGCGATTAATAAAATTAAAAACTTCTTCATCGTTAAAAACCTTTAAAAAAGAAACCCGGCCCTTTTGGAGCCGGGTTAGTTTGGGAGGATTATGCAGACGTAAATCTGATCCAAAGACCATCTTTGAAGCAAACAAACAAAGCACCTGTTACAGCAGCTAAATCACTAAAAGCCGCTGCTGCTCCTGCGCCAGTCTTAATAGTGTCTGTGCCGTTACCAAAAACACGTAAGCTATCAGCAGCGTCACTATTTAAAACACCTATACTCAAACCAGCTTTAGCAGGAGGTAATACAACCCCATCATTAGCCGTAGCTACTGTGGTAATTTCGTTATAGCTATCATTTAATTGAACTGATGTAACAGCAGTACCGCCAGCGGTAGCTGTAATACCAGTTTTAGAAGAAGTGAGCAAATTAGTAATAGCGTTTGCCCATTCTCCTGATATAAGCTGCTTAGACTTAGTAAAGATAGCTAGAGGTAATTTAGGTAAAGCCATATCAGTAATCCTTTCTATGATTGAGTTGGATTACTGTACGCGATACCAAACGCCATTGTTATTAGCGCCAGCTAAATAAGCCCAACAGTTTCTAGCGAGCGTAACAGCACCAGCAGTACCAACAGCAGTAGCTACAGGAACACTAGTAGGAGTGACACCTGTAATAGTAGGAGTATTATTAAAGCTATTAGTACCAGCAGCGACCGCAGTAAGAGTTAAAACGCCGCTACCAGCATTAACTAAACAAAACTGTTGATTGTTCATCGGATTAGGAGGCAACTTAAAAGAAGTGTAAGTTGCAGTACCAGCGCCAGTATAAACAAACGTACCAGTTCCGTCAGTAGCTTGAACTAAAGCTGTAGTACCAGTAGTAGACGAAACAGCCAGAGAACCATAACCACTACCAAATAACGAAGTTGGAATAGTGATAGTATAAGGCTGAATAGTAGCGCCTTGAGGATTTACATAATTGGTATCAGCCGGGAAAGTCTCAGTACCTTGAAGATAGGTAGGCCCTGCCGGTTGGTATTGATTACAAACACCATTGTTACCATAA